AAATTGGATTCTTCAATAACATCGTATTTTATTTCTTGTTTATTAGATTGTTTTTTTTCATAAGTTTCACTTTGAAATCCTGAATTAGCCCTACTTCTGCCTATACTCCCTACAAACTTTTGGTCGTCACAATAATATAAATGCCCGCCATATACCATACCACAAAACGTTAATAATTTTTTATCAAATGTTAAATCAAAATCAGTCGTAATAAATTGTTTTTGATGAATATCCATAAGCCTCGCTCTACATTTATAAAATTCTAATGTTCGTATGATGTCGGTTGATGTGTATCCTCTTTTACCGTATTCGGGTTTTTCTTCAATAGGAGATTCTGCCTCACCGTCTTCTTTTTCAAATTGGTAAGTTATGTTCATACAATCGTCGTCATATTCCACATCATCATCGCTTAAATCGTCATTATCATACGTTTTGGTATATTTATTAAATTCAATCATTTCTTCTTCTGTAACATTACCTTCTTCTACATTGTCATCATCATCATAGTTTTCTTCTAATTTTTCAATAATGTTATTTAATTTTAATTTTTTATTGCGGTCGTTTATTTGTAAATGGTGTAAAATTGTTTCTGGGACACAAAGCATTTTTCCCGTATCTCTAAACCCGTTAAACTGTTTATATGGAACGTTAATGATACAATTAAATAATGGAACATCTTTTAACTGCCCCTTCTTCTTTGGTATTTTTCTTTTTGTAATATTTTCTATGGTATATCCTAAATAATGGGAAGGTTGTGCTTTACTAATAAAATCTCTTAAAATTGCATTAAACTTTGCAGGTAATGTATCGGGTGTATATATTGGATAATTATTATTAAAAGTAATATTTAAATCTGGGTCGCCTAAAATATTCATAGGATATAATTTATAAATAGTAGGGCTTTGAAAACTTGATGATATTGGTTCCGTTTTTTTTCCTTTAATTACCTGCCCCGTTAAAGTATAACTAAATAACGGTTGATATAAATCCTCCTCTATTTCTTTGTAATAATCTTTTAAAATTTGATTTACCTCTTTTTTAGGTGTCTTTTTTGGTAATTCTAAAAATTTACGTGCTTCACGAACATCAAATCGTAATCCGAATTCTTTATATACAGTTTGTAGTTTAGTCATAGTATTTATATTAACAAAAGATTTTAATTTTGAAATTAATTTTATTTTATTCTCCATATTATTATTATTATTCTAAATATCTTTAAATCAATTTTTTATTAAATTATATATTTTTCCTAAATTATTAAAAAAAAGATATAGTTTAATTCTTTGTGGTTATTACATTTTAATTATTACCTACCTTAATTCATTTATAAATCTAATTCTATCAAATAATTTACCATTTAATTTGTTTTTTAACGCTTCCACTTTAATATTCCCTAAATAATCTTGTATTTTCAATAATTCATTAATTGTTATATTGTATTTTTTTATAGATGTTTCAGTTGGGATTTGACCCTCGCGGCTTATTTTTTGAATAATTTTTAACCTACGTGATTGCTCTACATCTTTATAATAAACTTTTGTATCGTGTTCTTTCCTTTTTTCTTTTTGCATCATTATTTTAGGGTCTAAATCATTCCGTAGTTTTATTTCATTTACACAGTCATTATTCAATATGTATTCATTCAGTTTTTCCTTTAATTCTAAACTACTATTACACGGATAATCTAAAAGTAATTCTATTTCAATTTTTTCATATTTCCTAAATATATCATTTTTATTGTTTTCGTATTTTGCTAATTTTAATTTTTGTTCTAACGGTTGTATAGTAGCACCAATATACACGTCATTTCCTTCCTGCGAACATAGCTTATAGATTTTTGAATTGTTATACATTATTCTCTTAATATAGAATAATATTTTATTTTTAAATCAATTTTTAATTAAATATATATTTAAATCAATTCTTCTTTTTTCTTAAATTACAATCACGACATAAAATTTGTAAATTACAATTTTTATTATGATAATCAACCCAATCATTTTTAAAATCATCGTTTTCTTCCTTAAAAATAGCAAAATTATATTTTTTACAACTATCAAACAATAACGGTATTTTTTTTGTTGTTAATTGTAAAAAATCATTTTTTAATGTTTGGAATGAAGGGTTATCGTGGTCTACGTGATAATTTTCATAAAGTTCGTTTTCACTTTTACAATAATTACAAATTAATTTAGTTTGTTTTTGTTTATAATTAATTGTATGATTTCTTACCGATATTCTCATAGAATTTACTAAATTATTTGTTGTTGTTTTTTCTTTAAATTGACAGCAATAAACCCAACTAAAAACAACAACACTACCGTCTATTCTTTTTATGTTTGTTTGATAACTGGTTTTTACCATAGGATTAGGTGCAATATAAAACGATTCTATACCAACTCCTCTTTTATCGTCATATTCTGTATGGTTTTTAATTAAATTATCAAAAAAAATAAAGTGTGAATGTGTTTTATTTATTATACAACAACCTAAACTATTAATTATATTTCTCGTATAATTTTCACATTCCTTTTTTGTTTTAAAAGACACATCACCTATATAGTAAAGGGGTTTTACAGTTTTCATTTTTATAATATTAATAATATTATTTTAAGTCTCTTAAACAAAACATATATATTTACTTTAACTCTTTAAAACAAATCATATAAATCAATTTCATTATTATTGTAAAATAAGTTACGTTATCATCATAATTGGATTGCTTTAATTTTCTTAACTGATAAAAATGCAACTTACAACGTTTAGTTAATTTATTAGTGTCTTCTAATATTTTTTCTCTATTAAAATTTAGATGTTTAAACTGTTTAAATATTTTAAGAAATTCTTTTAATAACTTTAATCGTGTTTCTGTTGTTATCATTTCCCCTAATTCCGTATCAAAATTCAATTTATTTTTTAGTTCATTAGCATTATCAATTTCATCGTGTAAGTTATTTATTGATTGATAAATTTTAGTCTTTAACGACATACTACATTAACATTAATATTATTATTTTAAATATATTATATATATATTATATAAAATGCCTAATCCAAAAGCCAAGTTTAACCGGGATGGAACGAGATGTTCAAAGAATGAAAAACAATTAAGGCGCTTACCCGAATGCGGTATATTTTTTATAGATGAAAAACCATTTATACCCGATAATCCCGACCCTTTTGATATTGATACTACATATTTAAGAATAGATAAATTAAAAAACACATTAACAAAACCCGTATTTCCAAATCCATTATTTCCTAATAGTAAAAATATTAATTATGATAAAGCCCCCGTTAATTTTGGTGATGTATGGTTACCCGAACAGTTACCGCAAGACGATAATAATATTAATCATTTAAATAGACGATATTTAGGACAAGGACAACCAGACGGATATGAACCATTAAAAACTAATATTAACCCAAATATGCCGAGAGGATTACAAGAGTATGAACCCATTTTACAAAGAAACAACACTATAACGTCATCATCTATCCAGAGCGAAATAGATATTGAATTAGCAAATGTATTAAGAGAGACAGATATTCCTATTGATACAGGGGAGGGAGTTGGATTTGGTTTAAGACGACGAAATGTAATTCCATTAGGTGAGCAAGAAATGTTAGATTTTGGTAGCCTTGATAGAGAATTTAATGACCCGAAACCGATGAGTAATGATAGAGCAAAAGCAATAGGCAAAAAAGTTAAACAAGAATTAAAAATAACTGATACCATAAAACAAGAAGAAAAAGTATTAGCCGAAGTTAAAAAAACATTAAAGAAAGGTAATAAAATGCTGTCTGAAAAAGAGGTTACTGGTATTGTTAAAAGAATGAGCGCGTATAGTATTGATAAATCTACTGTTAAAACTATATTAAATGATAATAACTTATTTAACGAAGACATTGAATTAATGCCGATAGAAGAACGTTCCCTTGCCCGCCAATTAGCTGGTAATCGTGAAGAAATAGTAGATTCTAATTTTAAACCGAAAACACAAAAAGTCACACCTTTTGATATAGAAAATATCCGTTCGGATACGCCATTAGCCGATAGGGTTGGTATTAGAGACGGCAGACCATCATTTAAAAAAGGTATAGACAAAAGAGCCGGAAGATTACCCGAAGAGTTGAGGTCAATTTATTCAAAAGGTTCAAAAGCAACAACAGATGTTTTAGCTAATTTAAATGAACGTTCGTCAGATTTAGTTAAAGATATTAATGCTACAAAAACAAGAATTTTAGGGCAGAAATACAATAAAATAACCCCCGTTGATATTGAAATGGGATTACCCGCTAATACAACCTCATTATCAAATATAACAACCGATGCTGATGGATATATTGATATACTCACCCCTCAAAGACAATTTCCACAAGACAATGAATTTGCGGCGTTAAGCCAAGAATATAGTGAAGGATTTTCTACAAAACCATTACCAAAATTAAGAACTACCCGTTTTGTGAGTGATGCGGGAATCGGTGTAGCTGGCGCGGCAGGAGGTATGCTTGCGGGTATAGGTATGAGTAAATTTTTAAGCGAACAAGGTGTAGACGGATATGGAAATGCGGCTATTTCAGGAACTTTTGGGGGTTCTGTTGGAGTAACAACAGCAAAAGTTACAGAAGACGTTTTAATAAAAACCGGTATTAGAACGGGAGCGCGATTAACAGGACAATCTCTCTTAAAATCAGCATTAAAAGGAGGGGGCATTGGAGCGGTTTTTTCGGTTGGATTAATGCCGGTTGATATGGCTTTAAATGGTGCTTTTTTAAATAGTGGAATGAGTCACGCAGAGGCTAACGTAGCATCCGGAGGCATTGTGGGAGGCGTAGGCTTTGCAGGGACGGTTGCTGCTACCGCCCTTCTTTTTGGGGCGGAAACTTTGGGGTTAAGTGTAGTTATCGGAGCTGTTGCGCTGCTTGCGAGCGAACTTTTTGCTTGGTGGAATGGTGCGCAATTAGATAGAGAAGAGAAAGAGCGAAAACAAAAACAATTAGAAGTTAAACAAGAAAAACACGACGTTACTCTTAACAGAACAGATTTAATTGGTAATTATTTAAGTGAAAGCGATATGGATTTTGATAAAGCTTTAAATATGTATAAGAATCTTAATCCAGATAAAGATATTGGCGAAAATGATGCTGGTTGGGAAACATTCCGCACACAAATGTCAAATATGTTTAGAAAGAACCCAATTAATGACACAGATTCAAGAACCGCTGACGAGATTTTAAATGATGAAACCGAAAAGTTAATTAGACCTATGATTACTGAATTACAAGAAAAATATAAAAATAAAAGTGATAAATCAAATTACATAAATCAATTAAAAGAAATTTATGAAATTCGTGATAAACATATTGCGGAATATAATCATAATAAAACATACGGAGGGTATGCTAATGATTTAGTAAATAAATATATAGCACATTCATTATCAAATGATGCCGATTTTTGCGCTGACGGAGATTGTCCCGCTATTAAACAAAATGATAAAGGCGAATTAACACCTTCTGAAATAGATTGGTTAAATAAATATAGTAATGGGACGTGGCTTGATGGAGCTAATTTACAATTACAAATTAATAAATCGGGTATTACATCAACAAGAGCAAGAGTTGCTGAAGCTCAAACATATCTTTTAGAACAGTGGAATACTAACAAATTAGCCCCCGAAGACCTTGACCCAAAATATTTAAAAGAAGCATCTATTGACCCAACATTTAAAGACAGATTTTATGAAGCAATTACTACTGATGCCCAACAAACTATTATTCGTGATTACTATAATAACCAAACAAAGATAGGACAATTACCAGATAATTTAACTAAAATAGCTAATTTAGATACAGATTTTGACGAAATGATACATCATTTATATAGTGATACCGAAAATCTATCAAGTCAATTAAAAATAACTATACCACAATTAATACAAATACAACGAACAGATGAAACACAACAGAGTAAAGCATTTGAAATCATTACATTTGATAATTCAAAACAAGACCCCGATTATGTTGAGAAAGCATTAAAAATTTATCACGCTAACACATTAATTAAAAGTAAAGGTTTTTATGACGTTGATGAAGCAAGAATGGATTTAGACCCTACATCAATTAAGAGCTGGAAACCAACCGATTCGCAAATTTTACAAGCTCATCAATCTGGTATGACTCTAATAGATTATCAGAATTATATGATAGAATTATCAAAAGGAGAGAAAGGAAATTTTGATGATATTCCCGTATATGATAAAGACGTAATAAGGGCTACTGGTATAGCAGATTTCTCTCATTTCCAAGAAGAATTAAATGTGGCTGGTTACGATTCAAGTCTGTATATGTATAATAAAGATTCATTAGAAATATATAGAATTAAGGACTGGATAGACAACCCCCAAATATTAGAAAAAAATACTCACATAGATAAATACCTTCCCGAAAATGTAGCGAATCATCAAGAAGATTATGCTAAATACATTACCGATATCAATATGGAAAACAATTCAAGAGTAAATGAATACAATAATCAATTATTTAAATCGCTTAAAACAAAATACGGAGGAAATACCACAGAATTACAAACCGAATATAATAGTAAACGAATAAATTATGAATATATTAGCACGGTGCAACCCGTTCAAACAGAAGAAGTGCAAGACGATAATACAGTAGAAACAACATCTACTCAACCCGTTTCCGTTGCGGATGCCGTTTAATATAAATTACAATTTATAACCAGACGGTATAAATTTCGTTTTTGGTTTAGGTTTTTTGCATCTACACTTATCACCTGATTTATTACATTTCTTATATAACGGCGGGCATATTTCACCATTAATAATTTCAATACTTTTTTCTCTCTTCTTTTCATTATTTATTTCATTATTTATTTCATTTTTATTAATCTTATCCGGTAAGAAGTTAGCTAATTTATGAGCGTCTGCATATTTATATCCTTTTTTAATCTTTCTCTCAACTAAAATTGTATTTTGGTTATTAAATAATTTATTGCTTACACTTATTAAATCGCTTGGGACGATATACGATTTAATCATCTCATTTTCGCTATTAAAATATGGACTATTTAAATCCTGTGGCGTTTCACCAGAGTTAAATACAGTAGCTTTGTGGTCGTATTTAGATGAAATATGTGTTGCTACTGAACCGCCCAACGAGTGTCCTGTTAAATGTATATTATCACCGTGTTTTTGTTTTACTATTTTATAATAATCTTCGGCATTACTAAAACGAGAATTTGGAATAAATTGATAGTTTGTTTTTAATCTATGGTATCCCCCACTTACTAACATATCGGCTGTTAAATCATATATATTTTTAAAATCTGTTCCTTTAAAAGCAATAATCGCACTACCATCTGGTTTAATAATTGTTGTTCCTATATCATCATTACCAAATTCAGTATCTATTGTATAACCATCTAAATAATCATCTAATTCTTTTTGAGCCTCTACTTGGTTTGTATCATAATTTTTATAAGCTATATGTGAGGCAATTGCATACTCTTCATCGTCTTTATCCATTTATTATACAATATAATTATATAATTATTTTAATTTTAAAATATTATTATATTATAAAAATGACTGAATTATGCCCCGCACATTGTGTAAATCTCGGATGTCCCAAGCCTTCATTTATAGAAGCAAATGAGACATTCATTCTGACAGTTGTCGCAAGTGGAAGCGCTACTCTCGTGGCTGTTCTTGCATATTTTTTAAAAAGTCGTTGCTCTTCAATCTCTGTGTGTTGGGGTTTCTTATCTTGTATAAGAAAACCGCTCCCCATTGATACTACCGAGATTCAAATTCAAAATTAAAATTTAAAATTAATATATTTAGAGTATATATATATTATGGGAGCTTTATTCGCAAAATTATGTATTCCATTAACACCCGAAAACTTAAGTCAAGATATCGTTAATAAAATTGTTAAATATCTTGATATTGAGAGAGACAAGCTTGAATTAAAAAAAACTGAAAAAATAACAACAACTAATAATAAAAAAGCTATTAAAAAATTTATTAAATTATACTAAATTAAATTATTATAATATATATAATATATATATAATATAATATAATGGGAAGACCCTTTGGAGGCGGAGATTATTCATTAACTGGCGATGTAATTTTAAAAACTGTGGAAAGCAAAATTATAACCGCAGATGATATGACATCTGTGAATATTAATGTAACAGGAGAATTGAATGCAACTTTAGAAACACCGGCTCAACCAAATATTACATCTGTTGGCACGTTATCAAATTTAACTGTTTCAGGAGCAATGAATGGAACTTTATCAACACCGGCTCAAACCAATATTACATCTGTTGGCACGTTATCAAATTTAAAAGTATCCGGAAAAATTAACGGAATTCAAAATGTATATACAGAAAATCTTAATGGTTCATTACACGGTTCAATAACTACATTTATATCTGGTAACCCCGATTCATCCACTATTATAGGTGGTAAAATTATCACACAAGATGATGGCAACA